ACTTTGCCCGCGCATCTGCGGCAGGAGAGCCAGGAATTTTTGATAGAGTTTCGCCGCCAAACCCAAACGCATCTTTTAACCCCGGGCTTGCAAGGATTTCTGAGATAAGGTTTTGCATAGCGCGGTTAGTATTAACCACATATTCAACTGATGACTGTGTTTGCGGTCTTGCCTCTATAAGAACGGCCTGTTGCTTTGGAGGAATCCTTGGGTCAGAAATAAGCGGGACATCCTTATCCGTCATCGTGCGTGATACAAGCGTAATTGGAACTCGCAACTTTGAGGCATCTGAAACCTCTGCACTTGTTGGCTTTGCGCTAGGCGGGATTGGTGTTGTAGTTGTTGGCGCAACTGCCGGTGGCGCAACCTGTGGAGCAACTTGCGGTGCAATATTTACTGGTGGCGGGGCAGTTAAAAACTCGCTACGTCCGCGTGGAACCGCCACATCTTTACCAGACTCAAATTTGAACCTTTCAGTTTCAACTTTTAATGAACTTATTTTTTCATCGTTTGGCGCATTGTTAAATTTAAGCACCTCTGTTTTTTGGTCTTGAGTTAATTGTTCAAACGGCTTTCCAAACTTTAGGTTAATAAACGCTTGTGTTGGAGCATCAAAATCTATTGGTCTTGTTGTAGTAAAACCTGGTACGTCGAGCATCCGCACCCCGTCAGTTGTTGGAACAGGAACTCCACTTGGTGTTACACCGCCTCTCGTTGCAGATGGCGGTTGCAAAACTGACGCTGGAATTAAAACAAATCTTTCTGCGCCAGAAGCATCTTTTACTTTTTCTAGTCTTGGTGCGTTAGCACTTTTTAATGCCTGTTGTATCTGTATGCCCTTTAACGCGTCTGTTATGACCTTATCCATCGCGCTCTCATACCCGCCAATCCCAGACAACAAAACTTGACCAGCACCTTGCAGATTTCCTACTGGACGTACCTGTGGGCCAGACAAAGCTGCCGCTTGTGCAATTGCGGTAAGAAACCCTTTTCCAAGTGCTTTTTCTTTTGCTGTCTCTGCTTTAATGCCAAGAAGTCCAAGTATTTCATCGTTCATAAGTTACCCCAACAAAGTTGTGATGTCTGCCCGACGAGGTCTTTGGGCAAGTAGGTTTAAGTATTGAGAGTAGTCAACCGAACCCTGTGGCATCTGGTTGCGACCAATCATATTTGGTGTCTGTGGTTGCTCTTGGCCTAGAAGGTTTCTAATTGTGTTTCCAACGCGCAAAGCGTCTGTCGCTTGCTTTAGTCCAAAACTTGCCGCGCTCGGAGAGATTGGGGCAAAGGCAGTAGCGCCGCCAAGAAGGTTTGTGGCTCCCACACCGGCTGCCGTTTCTCCCGCTAAAGCTGCTGCCGTACCTGGAGCGAATCCTCCGGCAGCCAATCCTGCGGCAACTTCTGATGCTGGTGGTAATGCGCTACCAAATCCAGCAGTCCCAAGATTTCCAAAAGAACCAAGTTCTGCTCCACCACCAAGAGCAGAACCGACCGCAGACTCAAATGCGCTTGGTACAACTGCGGTAGCGGCTCCACCAGATGCTGTTCCTGTTGCAGCCGCTGCTTCTGCGGTTCCTGCCGTTGCTCCGGCTGTACCAGCACCTGCGGCTCCGGCATTGGCTAAGTAAGCCCCACCAGCTAACGCGCCGACGGTATACCAACCGCCAGGTATTTCCTCGTTTACGAAGTCGTCAGCTTCTCTACCAACCTTTTTGATTGGGTCAATAACTTCGTCTTGAATAAAGTCGCCTACGCCACCCATTTATATCTCCATTCTCCAGACGTTAGGTTGGAACCCGTACTTTTTAGCCACCTTGTTCCACCCTTTTCTGTCTGTTTGAAAACTGATGTGTTTGCAATTCGTTGCCTTGGCGTAGTTCACTAGGTGCTGTACGCCTTCGTCTAGGTTGCCTTCGGAATACACCGCCCAGACGAATATGCCGTTCTCATGCGGTTTTCCTACGAAAAATCCATGCAAATCCTCGTTCACCATCCCCATCACGCAGACCGCCTTCTTGTACAGAATGGCCGCGTAAACATCTTCGGGAATCCACCTTGCGGTTGGTGTCTTTCGGAGTACCTCTTTTAGCCCGTATTCAATCTCGGGCCAGTAATTTCTTAATTCTTCGGGTTGGAGTACCCGTGGTGTCATCAGAACCCTAACAACCCGCCAATGCCAGCACCGGCTAGTCCGTACCCGCTTGGGCTTGTGAGGCTAAACGGAGAGTTTGTAAGGAAAGAACCAAGTGCCTGTCCACCGACGTAGCCTAACCCTGTTCCTGCTAGTCCACTCATAAGCCGGTTCTCGGGTAGCTGAGTAATCTGCTGCCCCTCACGCGCAAGCGGAGTACCGTAGACAGAGGAGAGGTAGGACATAAGGGACTGAATCGGTTGCTGTTGCCCAAACTGGAACCTAGCCATCTGTTCTTGCAGGGGCTGTGCGGAGATTGCTTCCCGCGCTGCACCAACCTGTGCAAGCGTCTGGCTTGGCAGGAACTGCTGTTGGTAAAAGGATGGGGCTACTTGGGCTAGTGCTGCCTGACCCATCTGAGCCTGTTGTTGTAGTCCGCGCTCCCTAGCGTAGTCCTGACCAACGATGTTGGCAGAAACGTCACCTAAAGCCCTGCCGTAGGCTTCCGTAGCCCCGCCAAGGGCACGTTCCATCGCGCCTGACCCGTAGCGTCCAGCCCGTGAATAAAGGCTTGCAACGCCCGGTAGCACCTGTTCGCCAAACTGTTGTGTGAGTGGGCGGGTAGCGGCGGCAAGCATTGCCTGTTGGTAGGGATTGCCTTGCAAGAACCCACCTGCGGCTGTCTGCCCAATCTGCCCCAAGGATGCTTGGTAGGCTTGCTGTGCCTGTTGGAGTGTTGGCTGTGCGCCGGTAGCCAAAGCCTCTTGTTGGGCTAGGGCTTGCTCTGTCTGAGCAGACGGGGAGATGTAGGTTTGGCCTGGGAAGAACGTGGGCTGTGGCCCTGTCAGGAATAACTCTCTGGCGCGTTCTAGTCCCTGTGTAAGAAACGGTCTTAGCGCGGGGTCAATCTGCGAGGTTGTGACTTGTTCTGCCATATATCACCTATTATAAAGATTATCCAACCAAAATGTAAGCATAAGTCTTGTTCGCCGTACTGTTAGCAAAATGCGTAATTGTTGCCTGTCCTGCTTGTTGTGCAGAGACGTAAATGTTTGAGTAGACCGAGGGTGCAACATACGACACCACTAGAACGATTGACGGGGTTTCTGGTATCGCGGGAGTTACCCCAGCGGACGCTGAAACAGCCGCAAAGTGTTCTATCGACACCCCCAAATCCGTGGGATGCCACGCAAGCTGAAAGTAGTCATTAGCGTTTAAGTCCAAGAAGAACGTGCTTGACGCAATCATGTGCGACGCGCTACCAGAAGACTTCCTAGCCTTGATACCAAACCTGCTATTGGAACTGGCTATATCCGTTCCATTCTTTCTAAACCAGACATCGAAGTCCTGAACGTCGTTGGTCGTGTTCTTTATTTGAACCGAGAACGAAGCGGAGTAAATACCTTTGTTTCGGACATTGATTCTATTTGTGTTGCTTAGATAAACACCGTTAGATAAGTCCTCGGTGTCAAACGACATAATGTAGGCATCCGACAGCGTTGTAGCCGCTTGGTCGGTTTCGTCCTGAAACGCACCGTAAGGCGCAGAGTCAGCTTCTGCCGCATCCGAGAACGGAATCAGGACAATTTTTGTATCTACAGAAATACGCTCGTCTACCAAAGTCGTGGTCGTAGCGTTGCCCGTAGCAAGGGTAATAGTCCCCGTGTTATTGGACTTGCCGTTCATCAGGTTGTTGACGACCTCGGAAATCTGCCGAGGGTCGCCGCCTTGGTACGGTAGAACTCTAAACATTAGCGAGTACCCGCTTGCTGAATCTCTACATCCATCCCGATTGCCGTAGTCCAATCCCCACTTGGCTGGAGTTTTACGCGGTGATAACGCCCGTAAGACCTAGCACCTATGCGGTTCTCGCTGTTTGCAGCCGTGACCGACGGGAAAGACACCGTCTGGTTTAGTTGTAGCCTAGAGGCGATAGAAGCACTACCCGTCCCATTGTCTACGATGGGTTTTAGCATTGTAATCATGGACTGATTGGTGTCCGAGGAAATATCTGCCGTCTCAATCGTGGCCGTCTTGGAAGCACCTGTGAAGGTAATCAGCTTGTTGCCGTCAATCCCAAGCAAAAGCAGTTTCCCGCCTAGCCAGTTCCGGCTATCCAACGAAATACCCAAGGCATCTAGGCTTGCGCTAAACGCATCCAACCCCTCTAGGGTTATGGAAGGTGTAGACACAGGAGCCACACGGGTAGCCGTTGAGTCTGCGTAAGACCACTTGCCTGTCGGGACATGGTAGACCAAGACCCTGTAATCTAAGTCAACCGTTGGGTATCCCCAGACCACCAAGTTGTTGATGGGGTCGATGGCCGCACTCATATTCCCTAGGTCTGACTCTTTTAACGAGTTAAAGAAGTATCGGTTGACCTTCTCCGCACCTATGTTTTTCAGGTTCTGCCCATCACAAGCGTAGAAGCCGTCGTCTCCAAGGAAGTAAGTAATACCCTGCCATTGGATGACCGAGTTAGGCTCAAAGCACCCACGGTTCCTAGCAATGTTGTCGAACTGGAATATCAGCGGGGTTCCGACGTAGGACATCCGCACGATACTGCGCTCTAGTAGGACTAGACCGAACTCGCCACCCGTAACCCCTTGTACAAACCCGCCGTCAGGCACGTCTTGGAAGTCTGCCTGTGTTGTGGCAGAGGTAGCCCAAGTCTTCTCGTTGTTGATTCCAGACCATTGGACTCGGTTCTTGTTGGCACTCTGGTAGCCAGATACCACGAAGTCCCGCACCACGGTCACAAACTTGGCCTTGGGTGCGTCAGCGGCTAGGTCTGCAAAGGTAGTCCCTGACATAACGTCTATGTACTGCATTGTGTTGGACTCGTTAGCCGCAATCAGGGAGTTTCCAAACTGCGTAAACTTCCACCCAAAAGTGCCGCTATAGGTCGTGGCAGAAATGTCGTCCCAAGAAAAGTCTGAGGTGTCTAACTTGAATAACCGCGTGGTTCCGGCGGCGTAGATACTTGTAATACTGTTCGTGTCCTTGGCGGCAGCCGCAGCCGTCAGGTTTTGCGGTGCGGCATCAGAATAGTCCACCTCTTGCGGGAACGGGCCGTAGCCTACCGCCTTGGGGAAGCAATTCTTAGCCGTGGTCAGCGCACCGATAACCCCTGGCTGGTCAGGTAGCCACTCTCCAAAGGTAACTCTTGTTATTGCCATGTGTTACTTCCTGGTGAAATTGTTGTCCAGTTATCACTTTGCGCCGTAATGGGTGTCCATGTATTTGGTTGGTCTGTAACAAGAGACCATTCCTCGCCAAACTTGTAAGCACTAGCAACCACTAACCCGCTTGCCTGTAAAGCCGCAACTACGGATTTTATTTTTGTTGCGTCCGCTACAACTATTCCTAGTGAGGCAAGTATTGCAATTACAATAGCCTCAAGTTCTGCGTTTGCGCTTACTGTTCCTGTTGCGTTTATTGCCGCTAAAGCACTTGCGATTTGCGATGCTGTGCTACTTACATTGCCGGTGGAGGAAACTGCTCCAGAGGCTGTGCGAACCCTTGTTCCGTCTGTTACAACCGTAGCTGCGGCAGAAACCGCACCACTTGTTGAAAACGTAGCATTTGCAAGGCTTACAACCGACCCCGCGCCGTTTACGCTACCAGAACCATCTAGTATGCAGGTGTCGGCAGAAGCCCAAATTGGGTCGTCTAGGCTAAACGCTAACGCGTCTATTGATGTAGAAAATAGGTCTAACTGTTCTAGTGTCCACGGCCCGCATTGGTCTGCCATTTAGTCCAACGTAACCGTCAGATTGCCAGAAGTAATCTTGAGAATGTCGCCAACGTCAATAGTCTTGGCAGTCGTCAATGCTGTGTGCATGAGCAGGTTTCCGCTAGTAACCGCGTCCAGAATTCCGATAAAGCCCACGGAACCCCACGAAGCGGTACATTGCGGGAACGTAACGTCCGCGCTAGAGGTGACGATTCCACCCGAAGCCGTGGTCACAGAGAGGGCTTGGCGGGCATAAGAGCCACCAGAGACTTCTGTACCCGTTCCAGCATCCGTTGGGTCGGTTGTAAATAGACCAACAAACGTGGTTGTGGGTGAGTTGTAAGATGTGTTGCGGAGAACGTGGTCTAGGACTTTGTCCTCTAAGTAGTTGCTAAATTCTGCCATTTGATTACCTCGTTGTAACGGTCATAACTAAGGGAACACCAGAAAACTCACTCTCCTCGTCGGAGGTGTTGATTCGTGCAATTGATTGGTTGTACAGACTCGACCACGTTTGTGTACGCGGGTCGTTCATAAGGTACGGCTCTGCCTCTAGAAGGGAGGCGTAGAGCAGCGCGTCTGGGTAGTTAGCCAAGAACTCGTTGCTAGTATTGCCTGACGATAGTTCTGCGGGCTTGTAGTAGTAAAGCATCTGCAAGACGTAGGCACTATCGGGCTTTGGCGCAAACTCTAACTCGTTGCCCCGCATGGTGTAGAACACCGGCAGTCCAACTTGGTCTGCGCGGGAGTTGCTAGAGAAAGCACTTGGGGAGAGGTAGGAGACTACCGTTCTCGGAAGCCCTTGGATAAACACGTCACGGATGGACAGAAAGTCGCTTGGCAATCCTACTGTTGCGTCGTTCACGGTCATGGTGGCCGTGGCCGTTTTCAGCATCCTGCGGGTACGAATGTCGCGGCATAGGCGCAACTCCGCTAGGCTGATAAAGTCGGGAATCTGACTGGTAAGGTCACTCCGTCCGAGGTAGTTCGCTACCGATGTCTGGAGGTCGCTGAAATTCGCTAGGGCCATTGTAGTCGTTCCATGAATAAGTGTAAGACCCAACGTGCCCAATTGCGTTGGACAGG